AGGGAAGAAGACCTCTTCATAAAACCTTTCCGCGTAATTTAGAAAGATATCACTACCGTTTTTGACACCAGTATGGGTGTCGGTAATTACAGCTATTTTACTCATCTTTGTTGAAAAATTCGTTCAAAGGGCCTTTGCCAACAGCCTTCTTTGCAGGACGACCTCGCTTCTTTTTCTTTGGTGGCGGTTTATCTTCATCCTGCTCAACCCAGCATTCTTCGTCCCAAAGACCGTTGCGGTGGCGCATTCTTTCAATAATCGTTTCGCCAATAGCGTTAATATCATCAGTACCAAACTCAGCAAAAGCATCAATAGAAGTATTGTCAATGATCCTTTGTTTAATTTCCATTTGCCGCTTTTCCTTTGCAATTCGGCGGAGGAAACAAAAGTAACTGATTTGAGTAAAATAGCTAAATGCGTTTGGAACACCTGTTCTGGTTTTCTTTGTAATGTCAAAATTATTAATCACCTTAACACAGTTCTCTACCGCATCCATGACCATATCTTCACGATAAGTATAGTTTACGAAATTGGGAGAACGAGATAGTCCATTCGCAATTTTATACAGACATAAACCGATATAGTCGGTGAGAGGCCGAGGTTCAATCCCCTCTGCTATGTCTTCTTTTACTCCTCGGACATGCTCTGCAACAGCTTCTCCGAACTCTTTATTATTAACGTAGTCCACAGAGTCCTTCCTCCGTCGTGTACGTTTCTTACTTGGTTCTGGCATAGTACAATTATATCACACTTCAGCGTGAATGTAAATCTAAAAATGCTATTTCTAATTTTCTTACTTTTTTCCTTTACAAGAATATATGTTTTTGGTATAATAGATCCATGATCGTTAAGGATTCTACTAAGGTAGGATTTAAAATAATCTTATTACCAAAGGTCCCGAAGGGATATACACGCTGGGTTCCAACTAAGATTGGATTATTCTTCAGCATCATATTCTGCTCTCAACGCATCAATTCTATACCTCGTATATTGATCGTAATATTCCTTCTTCAAGGCAAGTCCAGCAATCATCTCTGATTCAATACGGTCATTAAGGATTAATGCCGGAACGTTAAAGCTAAAAGGATAAAGTGGTTCAATGCCGAACGATTCAAAAACAAAGGGATTAAGAAGGGAAAACCCGTCTTCGTCACTATCATAATATTCCCCGACAATACATCTACCAGCAGTTGTCGTAACGGCTCTAATATCAATCTTCGCCAAAAGATTCAAGTATTCTTCGCTCGGAGTCATGTTTGATCTAGTACTATATATCTAAGCTTTTTCTTTTCTTTACAGTTTCATGTCTATCTCAAAGACTTTGAATTTAAAGCCTTCGCGAGTGTAGATCTCGATTCTCTCTTGTGCGTGCTTCATCGTATAGTTCTTTCTTTTCCGCCAAGAAAGGTTATCGGATATATCGTAAATTGTAGTCCCTTGGCCATTATCGCTTTTTCTCAAGCCGCGACCAATTGTTTGAAGAACCCGAATTTGGCTTTTTGTCGGTGCAGCAAAAATAACATTGTGAAGGTTCTTGATGTTAATGCCTGTGCTAAACGTCCCCGCCGAAGCAACAATAACCGCGCCGTCCTCGGACTCAGTGATCTCACGTATTGTTTCTCGTTCTGTCGCGCTAACCTCACCACTAACGTAAAAGATCTTTTTTCCTTCAGGAGCCATCTCCTTTATCGTGTCATAAAGAGGAACGCCGTGTTTCTTAACGAGGTTAAATATAACAAGAGTGTTTCCTTTTTGCGAAAGAGCAAGTTTTGATATGAATTGATTCCGATTCGGATGCTCAACAATCGTGGCAATCTCTGAGTGGTAATCCATCTTGGCCGCTGCCTTGCGCAGGACATCATCGTGTTTTAAGACAATGCATTGGATGTTAAGATCGGCAAGCGTATCGTTATCAATAAGATTCTTTGTGGTAATTACTTTGTGTATTGGGCCAAAGTTTCCAATAAGAACAAGCTCGTTGCATTGGCTTCCATCCAGAGTACCTGTTGTTCCAATTCGGTATCGGGCATTTACCAGATTACCCATGATGGTGTTTAAACTCTTAGCTTTGAAAAGATGCGCCTCGTCTCCAATTACCATACCAAATTGGGTGAACCATCCTTTGCCACACTGGATAGCGCTTTGCCATGTGGTGATAACAACGTCTGCCTCAAAGTTATGCTTTTCTTTTCCAGAATAAATTTGATGGCAAACGGTATCGGCGTCAAAGGTAGAATCGTGCGAGCTATAATCGGCAAAGTCTTTTTTCATCTGCTCGACCAATGAAGTAGTCGGAACAACAATCAGCGATCGATTTTTACTGTGAGCCAAAAAGTAGCGAATCAGCATGTAAATAATAAGACTTTTGCCAGAACCGGTTGGGCTAATAACAAGAGACCTCTGCTGAGTTATTGATCTAATAAATGCTTCAACTTGATAATCACGAGGTTCGATTGTCTTACCCCTGCTACGAATATCAAGTGATTTGGCAAAGTCCAAAAGCTCTTCCTTAGTAGGAATATCATCTGGCTTTAAATTTGGGTCAAGGTTGACTTCATAACCTCGTTCGGATATAAACTGTAAAGACTTGTAAAGCAGGCCATACGGAAGTGTTCTTCTCCGCGCGTCATAAAGACGAATCTTACCGTCCCAGACCTTATTGCGATATGCGGGCATGAACTTATACCCATCTACGAAAAAGGTAAACGCCTCGGCTAAATCCATTAGTGCGCCGCTGTCGTCGCTGTCTAATCGAATAACTGATTCGTTTATCTTTTCTACATTAAACATATTATGTACCGCTTTGGAACCTTCGCCAATCAATTATGTTCTTGATTTGTGTGTGCCTCCACTTGATGTTGTCAAGGATTTCTCTACAAACATCAACGTAAGTTTTCTGATACTCTACCGCCATACTTGCTTCCATAACATCTTTATCAGAATCGTAAAACTGTTGAAGGTCAGTTTTAAGAGGTTTGTTCATCCCATTAAATGGATCATAAGCCCAACCTCGTTTGTCGATTTCTGACTTTTCCATCTTGCCGTTAAACCACAGCCACTTGTCCTTTTTAAGAATGGCGAGGTCTTGTTCCTTTTTCTTCAATCTTAACTTGGCTACAGAGTGCAGTTCAAGATACTTACTGTGAAGGGACGCCCCGCGAATGGTTGTATCATCAAGACTGTGTTCATCAATTTTAGAGTCTTCGCTCCACATCTCCAAAAGGTCTTCAATATTCATAAGCTATAATCTATATATAGCTTCTTTTAATCAATAAACTCAAACTCGTCAAATCTAAAGCTGATATCAAATGTCGCATAAGCAACTTCTACGCTTTGCGCGTCAAAGTCAATAGATCCAATGCCAGTGGGAAATGCATTCGTACATCTTACCTTTCGGCTAACGTTGTTATGGCTTGTTAGCAGATTAATAATAATGTCATCTGTTTGTAGCGTTTCGGTAGTTGTGTTGGTCTTCATCCAATCAAACAATTCATCATATAGTTCCATCTTTTCATCACAAAGAAATGTTATTGAAAGAGGGTCATACGTTAACGTTTCAGATGGAGTAAACCCCGGCTCATTTTTATACGGTGTAGCCACATCTGCATTGGATACCCCAGGAAGAGAAAGTCTTACGGCGAATGTATTGAGTTTTGGATACTCTTGGGTTCCTCCAATAAGAACCTTAAATCCGTTTGTAGGTAATAGGTTGTTGTCAACACTCATGTTTTTATTTATAAAGAAAAAAGGGGGTTACCCTTTCGAGTAACCCCCATGTGGTGTCGTCCTAATCTAAGGTAGTAACGACGGTTAACGATTCAGATTATGAAAGATCGTTAATGCTGCTAACAAGGAAGCGGCGGAAGTAAGGGTTGTTGTTGAGACCTGCGTCACCGCTAGAAGCAGCAGCGGAGGAAACAAGCGGATTGCTTACAAGACCGTAACGAGTCTTGAAACCAATCTTCGGCTGGAACGTGTCTTCAGCAACCGCACGCACCATCGTGAGAGGAACGTAAGGGCAGTAGAAGATACCAGCATCATAAGCGCTTGAACCTTTATAACCAACAGTGAGATAATCACCTGCTTCGTAAGGATCAATATAAACCTTCATGCGGCCGTTGATAACACCTGCGAAGGTATTACCGGTATCGTCCACGTTAAGGTCCGTGCTAAGAGCAGGAGCGTAATCAAGAACACCTGCAGCAGCGAGAGCAGAAGCAACGTTGCTGGAGCAAAGGATGTAGTTACCCTTACCACGGCGTGTTCCCTTAGCAATCTCGTTAGCTTCGATTTCGGCTTGGAAGAGAAGAGACTTGAACTTCTCAACAGCCCAGCGGCCGTCAGCGTCTCCGTCGAGATCGAATGTACCAGGAGTAGCAGCTTCAGGAGCGCCAGCCTTAGCTTCGTGATTAATCCGTCCGATAACCTCACGGTTAATTTCAGCAAGGATCTCAGTAGACAGGATGTTAGCAAGCTCAGCTTCAGCATCAAGGCCGTGAACGG